ATAGGGCAACTAGATTTACATAGCCTTTTAACTGGACAAGTAGAACAGTGAGTGTCCTTTCTTTCTAGCGTAAGACCTATAATCTTCACTCCCTTCAGATTGTTGATGTGTCCTCCAGTAAACTTCTCAGAAGTGTGTGGACACAGTCTAACATTACCTCGTATATCCATGGATAATATATCTGCAGCATCCGCACCACAACTTGAAGTCATTGTCACTGGAATCTGATGTCTAGTTAACAATGCATATCGTAAAACTCCAACTTCATTATCAACTATATTACAATTTAAGAAACGATCTCCGCCGTCTTTCGCTTGTTTAATGGCAGCCTTTAAATACGAGTCTACCATTTTTTTAAATTCTGGTAATAAATCGCCTTTAATTACATGGTCGGCAGAATTTTGGGAATCTGTGTCATCATAAACACGAGCTGGAATAAAACTCAATCTTGCATGTTTTAATCCAAGTTTGTTTGATACATCTTTAAAATAGTCGTTGATTTTAAACAAATCAAAATTCTGAGCAGAGATGACAGTATTAAAACTAAATTGAATCTTTGGATGCATCTCACCCAGCTGTCTAATAGTATCTGCTACACTCTCTTTAATAAAGATATCTTCACCACGCAGAAGTTCTTGTCCAGGTCCATCATGTGAAATACCCATCATGATAGTAGCTTGTATAGTTTTAAAAAAATCTACATGCTTTTGTCTTAAAGCAGATCCATTAGTTGAAATATAAAAATGACGATTAGGAGCATCAAGCAATTTCATGATCGCCATCATATCATTCCAATATAGAAATGGTTCACCGCCCCACAATTCAACTCTTTCAAGTTGCTCTAGATCTAGATGAGTATTAATTGATTCAATGAAAGATGGCAGCCAGAAGTTTTCAGGTCTTTCATTAGGATTACCAATATCTTTTTGCATACAATACCCGCATGAATAGTTACATGCATGACCCAATAAGATGCGCAAAGCCGTAGGTTTGTTCGTCTTATGTGTTACGCCAAAAATATTTTGTTTATTGATATTTTCAAAATATTCCCAGCCTTCTTTTGGAGGCAATGATAAAAGTTCACCATCTTCGTTGTGAATACTGTTATCAGTATTTCTATAAAAGAATTGTTTTCCGCTACTCGTTTTAAATTTGCTATAACTCATATTTTCTCAATAATTGGAATAATTTTATCAGGACTTCCTTGCACTAAACCATATTTTGTTGCATTCCATTGTAGTTGCATCATCCTTTGGAAAAATTTAATCTTATAATTTACCATAAAATTGGGTATAAAATTAAAATCATGGTTTACTTTATATTTTTGTGTATTTAAAAAATAATCTTTTAATACTCCATCATCAATCAATTCAGAATACTTTAAATAGTTCTGCTGTTTTCCAGATAACATGTTTGACAGAAATGCTTTGTAATCAAATCCTTCCTTACTCATATTATAATAAGGAACGTCTCCGATATTATTAGAAAAATAGAAACTATCATAATAAACTATGACATCAGAATTAATATGTATCTTAACTAATTCAGCGCCTTTTCTACCAACAACCCAGTTAACATCTTGAATAGTATCAAATCCCATAGTATCAAATTCTGTTTCAATGCCACTGACAAAATCCATCTTGTGAACAACTACCGGCAAATCTTTGCTTCTAACCCAATCTACTATTTCAGCAGGATACGCTGTCGTCTTATCAATTAAAAATTTTATCCTTTGGATTGGCAATAATGTTTCTAGTGCAGCTATGATTTTTTTATGCCCGACCTTTTCAATGAAACTAAGGCTTAATGCTACTTCAAACATTGTCTTAAATTTTATATCTTTTAATTTAGCAATTCTAAAAATCCCGTTGTCTGTAGTACCATAACTGTACTTAAAAGAATTTTTTAAATACCATTCATACTCATTTCTATGATTTATTTTAAAATAATATGGGTCTTCATCTAATGCTACAGTGTCAAAAAACGAATATAATTGTTCCCATGTAGATTGCATAGCTTCTAAATCATGGTTATAAACTAGTTGAGTCTTACCTTTCATGGCTTTTAATTCATCATGGATAAAACAAACTTTACATCCATGGCCACAAAAATAAGATTTACCTAAGCCAAAATAGAGGTTAGATGTCATATTTAATGCATCATCAACCAACCAAAATTTGTCAAGATTAGTTTCTTCTGTTATAATCATTCATTTATCTCAAAGTTTTCTTTGATACCAACCCATTCAAGTATATTATTTTTTTCATACAATTTGGCATTGTGCATAATGGCATAATCCATATATGTATAGAATTTTACACAATTGCCTTTTGGCTGTTCATCGAATAATTTATAAAGATATTTTAAACCACAGCTTGGTCTTTTTGGACACGATAAACAAGAATCGTGTACTCTACCTGCATCGCCTTGATTTTTCCAAACCTGTTTATTTTTCCAATCGCCTATACGTGCATTTTCCGTCTTGTATTCTAAAAAATCAAATTCAGGATACAGATAACCGTCAGGAGACAAGATTAACTTGTTATGTTCTGAGAAGTATGCTTTATCGATACTTGTATAGCATCCATCAATAAAGATTTTAATTCGCTTTATATACAGTATTTGTAATAGTTGGATGAAAGCATCTAAAAATTGTTCTAAATCTACGCGGTCTAAGATGGTTTCAAATTTATGTTTACCACGCTTATGACGCAGAGGAATAATATTAATTACCCTGCAACCAGTAGAATAACATGTATTTACGATCGTTTTAATATTCTCAAAACTAAATGATTTTGGATCATCAATTGGGATAACAAACTGCCATTGCCACTCACAGTTTTCATTCAAAACTCTGGCCATTTCTTCAACGTCGAAACCTTCTCTATTAGTTTCTTGATACATAAAATCATAACTAATAGTGGCACGAATGACATCTTTATATTTTTTAAAGAAATGTTCGTTTTCTTTAATCAATGACCCGTTAGTAGTCATCGAAACTCGCCAATTATTTTTTTTAGCTAATGGATATAACCATTGCATAATTTCTTCCATTCGCTTAATGAATAGAAGCGGTTCACCACCATGAAATGATACTATCTTAACTTCATTTGGTTGTGTATCAACCCATTCAAAAAAATCCTGCATTTCATCAGTTGTTTTTCGATTGAGAGATTGACCACCCAGAGATTTGATATAACCACGATCACAATATACACAATCAAAATTACATTGATCACCAAGATATATTACGAGTAGTTTAACACCTAATAGAGGATCTTTACTTATTTGCCTTATCGATAAGTCTTTCACTAAATGTTCCTTCATATGTTTTATGTGCTACCTGCAAAATAACTAAATGCAATAACGTCAAATAAAACCCTCTCTCATAAGAATTGGTTGCTTTGTGTTTACGGTTATTGCTAGGAACCAAGTTACCACGGTCTACAATAAAGTGATAAAAATCGTCAACCTCAACGACTTCATCGGTCAGTAATCCTAGTATTGATTCAGAAAAATTTTCAGTGGTGAAAGTATAATCACCTTCATTTTGAATCATCTTTTTCCATAGAGCTAAAAGCTTTCTGTAGTCATCTATATCATAAGAATGAGCATGTACTAAATTTAAGTCTTTTGGATGATAGTTAAAATGATAGTAAAACATTAAATAGCTCAATCCCTTAGCGAAAGTAATATTCTCGCCTTCAGCAGTTAATGAATTACAAATAATGTCGTATTTGTTTTTAAATTGTTTCTTCGCAATATCTTCTTGCAAGTCAATAAACAACTTAACGATCTTTTGGCACATATCATCTGGTCTGAACATGCGAGTACCAGTATCTAAATTACCAGCTGGACATTGATAACATGCATTCTTATAATCACAAGTTTGGCATTGTTCTTCTTCCTCAAACATCTTAGCATATTCACGCTGAAAATGTTTATATCGATCTATATAAATTTGATCGTTAAATACATTTCCTAAAATCGCACCATTACCAGCAGCGGCTTTTTGGTTAGTGAAAAAATAGCAACCAGAAAAATCACCGGATGCATCAATAGCTATCATGTCTGAACCGATCATACAATTTTCTTCACCCTTTTGACCAACACCTTCAGAGAAATGAATTTGCATATCTTGATACTTACTCAAAACAACAAGGATGTCTTTGTGTAATTTATCCCATTCGTCATCTGTCCAGCGGATAAAGCCTTTACTAGAATCGAGAACTAGTGGATGTACAACCATTCTACGAATACCGCGAACATATAAATGATCAGCAAACTCTGTAAAGTGTGGAGCATTTTCTCTTGCAAGAGTACAACGAATGGTAATACGTTTTTCTTGTTTTGGACCATCTGGAATATAATCAATCATATCCATTAACTTATCGATCTTATCTTGACCGATCTCACGATGATCAACTTCAGCACGATCTGTGTCTAATGATATAAGAATATATGTGAAGTCATGAGATAAAAACTCATCAACGAGTTCTTCTGTTAATAACAATCCGTTTGTAACCATTCCGACTACGGTATTATTATCTCCTCTAGCATTTTCTTGTAGTTCAGCTTCATTCTTTCGAACGAAATCTAATATAATATCTTTGTGAATAAGAGGTTCTCCACCAAAGAAATTAAAAACTTTACGTTGTCTGGTGTTTGAATTTACGAGAAATCTATATGCAGATAATAAGCTATCCGCAGTGAATCTTCCGAAATCTTTATTGTGTTGCTCGTAGCAATATGAGCATGATAGATTGCATGCATTAGTTAGAATCAGATTCATTTGTTTAAGTTCTTGGAAAAGATACTTAACAGAATCTAATTTAACAGTAGTTTCTTGTTCTCTAGGAACGACAGAAATAAGTTTGTTGGTTTTAGATAACCCCTTTGGGGTTACAATTTGTTCACTTTTAAATTGAAAAGATCCATCATCTAAAACATTAACTGTAGCAGAGTGCTCACTTTTTCTTTTTGCAAGTTGTTCTTTACTCAACCAAATTATAGGTTGGCTCATAATATATTTCTCAATTCTTTATAGTGTTCCTCTACTACAATCACACTGGCACTGACATTCACATACCGTTGTGTAATCATCATAGAATATATGATTATGCGTTGCCAATGATTCTAATACATCAAGCATTTGCCTAAATGTATTAGCTGATATTGGATCTTCGACGGCTTTATCGGCCGGAACCGTAGATCCCGTATTAAACTGTTCTGTATTTTCTACACCCATTTTTAAACCTCTTCGTAATGTTTAGATACATTTATATTATATACCAAACGGTTGCCACTGTTAATAAATGTCCAATCCATAGTATTACCAGTATTCAATCGAAGACTGATATAACCGCTGTGCTGTCCATTTTTAAATCGTGCTTTATATTTATTAGACCCCAAATTGATGATATTTAAATCACTTACAACCTTTATCAATGAACTGTCTAAGTTTTCATCTAGTGCTTGTCGAAGTGTTCCTAATGCACCAACATCAAACTCAAATTCATCTCCTCGTACTACATACCACTTATCTTCTAATGGATATGCATTTTTACTCATCTTCGGTTTTAAGAATTGAGTAGCAAAATCTCCCATATGCTGATCCATATTTCTAAATCTTGCAATCTCCGTTTCAAATTCAACATCATCACCTAATACAGTTATTGCAGGATTAAACACTATAAGATAAACTGGAGCATCTTTCATCTTATATGCATAAAACCATGTTACCGCACTGATATGTTTATTGTCATCAGTGGTTATAAATTCTTCTTTTTGAATATCATAGATGTGACCGCCCATCCAAGGATTGCGAGTATAGAACACACTATTTTGAATAATATCGTTGTGAGAACCGCCATTCATAAATGTGCCAAAGCCCAACGATTTCTCTTGATTATTATCAAGCCAATTAATTACAAAGTTAAGATCGACACCCTTCGTAATCGTCTTATTCATTTCCATCGATGGTTCAACAAAAGGTTTTGTTAATACAAAATCATATCCATCCACGTGGCCACGATTCTTATTAAAAACAACCTTATTATCTCTTTTATTGAACTGATATAGATATGATTGTGAATCTTTTGGATTTATCCAAAATCCTTTATTATCATAATCAGAGTTCCATGTATTTGCAGCATCCAACCATGGGGTACTTTGAGTTTCACCGCATTGAAAAAATACTATAGGTTTCATTATATCCTCATGTTTAATTATAACTATGTTCTTCCTTACACAAATCACGCAGATCTTGAACCATTAATCATCAGTTCCGCTGAGGACTTCCATTTGATTACGAAGTCTGGTCAGCGGATCCTAGATGCCCAATGCGGCAATATTAACTGCAACCTGGGTTACTCTCAACATTCAATATCCAATGCTATTTATATGGCATCCAAGACATTACCATTTAGTAGACATAATAATGGTATGTTGGCTGAGATCGGTGTAGAGTATTCTAAGCGTCTATCCTACTATTTTCCAAAACATGAAAAGTTTTTCTTCGGAAGTTCTGGCTCAGATGCAATTGAGACAGCATTACGTTTGTCATATATGACACGTTTAAAACAAAAGAGTGATAAGAAAAAGATAATTACGTTTAAAGGATCATACCACGGATCTACATGGTTGACAGGATCTATTAGTGATTTGGGAGGTTTAGGGCAACACTTGCCCCATTGGCCAGATAATTTAAAGCTGTCATCTCCATTTGGTAACGATGGACAACAAACACTATACGAGCTTCAGATGTTGGACTTATCAGGAGTTAGTTCTATTGTAATAGAACCATTTACATATTTGTCTGGAGTGTTTGAATGTAGTTATACATTTTGGGAAGAACTCGAAAAAATATGTAAACAAAATGATATCCATCTAATATTAGACGAATCTGCATCGAGTTTCTTTAAGACTGGAAATTCATTCTACTACACATCAATCCCAATAGAACCTACATTCATAGTACTATCAAAAAGTATTACTGCGGGTTACATGCCTCTATCTGCTGTTGCCATTCACAATGATATTTGGGGTATATTACAAGACGAATGGATTGTACACGGTTGGACAAATAGCGGATCGGTACCTGCATTAGCAGCAGCAAATGAAGCTCTACTGATCTATGAAGAAAATGATTTTAATAACTGTGGTTTGGTCGAAGATTTTCTGTCGTGGCTAGTGAGCGAACACGACATTACCTCAACTAGACAAGTTGGGAACTTCTTTGCTTTTGATATGAAATCTAGGAAATGGCGCCGAGATGTTGGCGTTAGGTTTGCATCAGTTGCCTTAAAGCACGATCTTCAATTGACCACGTTTAAGTATGATGCTATTGCTCGTGGATTGATTCCACTAAATGCTACTGAAAAATATTTTGATGAATTAAAAGAGAAAGTAAGTCGAGTCGTAGAAGATCGCGACTTACTGCGTTAACCTGTACGATCGTCAATCGTATGAGAATGACTTCCAAGAGCAGCTATTGAAGTTCTGATCTCATTGTGTTTAGCTGCAAAAATAACATCTCCAGCGGTGACTTCAGAGATTGAACCTCCTATAGCTGCAGCGTTTTTATCTTCATAGTAATTATTGCGATCGCCATTATTACCATAAGTCGCCAGTTGATAAGCATCATCATATGTATGAAAATGACCTAACCAACTATTGGTTAAGTTGATTAGAGATGTAATATCGCTTGCATTGATGTCATTTCCAGCAGCAATACTACCTCTTAGCGTCGTAATTGCATCATTGCTTGGAAATGTATTAGCTTTTGGATTGCGTTCTGTAGTTGCCATCTTAAACCTCTAAAAATTCTTCAACAGTGTTTTGAATTTCAATGGTATTATCCCACGGTTTACTATCCCAGCCATTATTATCCTTAATAGTTACAAAATATATAGTTTTTGTATCTACATTTGATTTAATAAAGGGATCAACAAAATATTCTAACCACAATTTAGCAGCATCTTCTTTAGATTCAGCCCCAACTGCTATTGATTTAATAAACTCTACTGTTTGCAAATTAAAATCAATACTAATAAAACTATCATATAGATTATCGTAGTTTAAATCTACGATCGTGTAGTCTTTATTGTAAATTATGCTTTTTTTAGTTTTTCTATAAAGCGGCAAATAATTATCGCCATCTCTATCTACACTATCAGTAACCACTAAACGAACAATTTCTTGTTCTAAAACTGGATTTTCTGAATACTTTATATCAGATAGTGATGGATGTTGTTTGATAAAATCAAAAAATATTTTTTTGTGTTCATCTTTTGTCATTACAATATCACGCACTCAACTAGTTTTTCTTTGAATTCTTGACTTGTTTCAAGAGCTATCGCAACTGGATTTAAGACACCATAGATTGCTCTGCCATCAACACTAGCAATTACAGTTTGTCCTTTTTGAATTGGACCGATAACTCTAACTGGAACTCGGCCGCGAAGAGCGATTGCTTGACCGTCAGCATCTTTATTCATCAAGAATGCTGGCTTCTCAGAGATTACACCGACTGCGATTTGACCTGGAGAATAAGAAGCTGTACATTCTGAATCATCACTTAATGAAACCACCATGACAGTTCCAACTGGATATTCTTTATCGGTTGAATATTTTTCTGCTAAGTCAGCGTATCTAGCTGATGTTGCAACGCCATTAAACACGTTTGCTGTTAAATTGCCTGAACTATCACGCGCTGCGATAGTAGAAGCTGTTGCAGCCGTAGCGCTATTCATACCATCTAATAAGTCAGCATCAAGACCAGAACTTGCTCCATCATTACCAGAATGCCATGGAGTATAACCCAACGCAGCGACTACGTTAGCATTAGTTAGACTGAATTGACCAGTCGTTGAATTGTAAGTAATATTACCATTAGTAGTAGCAATACTTATTGCTGATCTTGCGCGAGCATTTGTAAAATAAAGATTAGTACTACCTTCAGCAGTAGCATCTGTAGTGAATGTTATGTTGGCAGAACCATTAAAAGAAGCACCGTTGATCGTGCGAGCAGTTTGTAATGTTGTGGCAGTTGATGCATTACCAGTAACAGCACCAGTAACGTTACCCGTGACATTGCCTGTTAATGGACCATTAAATTTAGTAGAAGTCATTTCTCCAGTAACTGATAAATTACCAGCTGCTGTTAATACAAGCTCATATGTATCTGGAGAGTCTACATTTATTTTAAACTCATTGCCATCAGTAGAGATAACACCATCGATAATGCTAGCATCTCTTAGTTCATTAATAGCTGCAACTACATTTGTCGCAGTAGTTGATAAACCGGTGGTATCTCCTACGAAATCACCAAGTTGATTAGTCTTTAGTCTCCACCCGTTAAAGGTATCGGTTAGAATTACGTTAATAGCTGCCATTTATGTCTCTCTATTTTTGAATGTTAGCAAGAATAGTAACTAACATGCTTTTAATTTCACTTACTTCTTTTTTGATATCATTTATATCAGTAGTATTCTTTTCAACTTGTTGTTGTGCATTAATTAGTCTTTGTCTATTTTGTAGATATTTGTTATACAAATTGTCATCTTTATTTATCACAACTTTTGAAACAGGGTCGCGATATAACCCTGTTTCATTTTCTACTTTCAGCAAGGCCTTTTCACTAAGCACAAGCAATCACCCTTAGATCTTTAACTCTAGGCACTTGAGCAGAGTTGCCAGTCTTGAACACTATCTTAATTACGACTGCATCGAATGCAGCTAAGTTTTCCAATTCATAAGCAACATCAGTAAATGTATTACGATTAGATGTCTTAATTAAGTTAGCAGTAGGAGTAGCTTTTACAAAGTTGAACTTTGTGATATCCGTAGTTGAACCAGATGGTAATAGCTTGTAATAAACTTCTATATCTGAACCAGTCACCGCTGGAATGTTAGCACCAAACATAATCTTCAAGAATGTAGAAGAATTTGCTAAGTTGACAACACGTGTAACATACTTAGATTCAGAAGAACCACCGGTTGGTGCAATCTCACTAACATAGTTATCTAATACTGTAATAGTAGTAGTAGTTGCTGCTTGAGTTACAAATGTGTGGTCGCAAGTAATTGTAGCACCATCAGAAGCTACTGCTGTTACTAATATTGGATCAGTAGTATTATTTGTCGAAGATCCAGTTCCAGTTATTTCAATGTACTTACCAACAGCAATACCTGTAACGTCACTTCTTAAGCTTCCAGCATCTGCAATACTAATAGTATTTCCAGAGTACGCTACATTGTTTCCAGCAGTCGTCAATACTACTTTGTAATCTAAATCTTCATTGTTCTTAGTTGAATAAGAATATGTGTCTATCTTATTAGATATAGTTGTCAATGACATCCTAGAAGTATCAATAACTGGAGACAAGTTTTCATTTTCAGAAGTTAATCTTGCAGTTACTGTCAGTGATTTGTTACCAGCAAGTGATGACAAGTTTTCATTAGTCTGTGAAGCAATGATATTCTTATTATCAAAATACGTAGTCACAGTCGGTATTAAAGAAGTTTCTGTAGAAGCTGCGCTATATGACTGATTAATCGGTGTCATACCAAACGCTAAAGTGGTTTCTGAGAATACTTGAGATTGCGCAATAAAGTTAACTGCATCATATCCAATATTAACAGTTACGACCACATCTTCTCCGCCAACAAAACCGCTGTTAGTAGCATTAGCTCCAACGTCAATAACAAACGAATCGATTTCGCTATCGACGATTGTAAATGTACCATTTAAACCAGTAGAGGCTGCAGTAACTATTCCGTTATACGTTCCTGAAGCCACATTAGAAATAATGACTGAAGAGTTGTTTGGCATAGCATGATTTTTAGCAAATACACGCACCTTACTAGTACCGCTCTTTGTTTGGAACGGATCAGTCTCTAATACGATAGGAGGCAATGGTTCATTATTGAATTCGATTACTGGATTTTGTGCAATGTCAAATACAGCTGAACGAATTGTGAACTTCAAATCTTGTTCTTGGTTTGCTGTCCACGTAGAAGCATTTTGTGATTTAAATAAAACACCAGCATAAGGTTGTTCAGATATGAAACGATCTGTGCCAATAGCTTTTTCACCAAGCTGTGCAATCCAAACTCTATAGTTGTTTGAATCAGATAATAATACAATACAATATTCTGTAAGATCTTGTAAGTACACTGGAGATTCAAAGGTAAATGTAGTTGGTTCTCCACCAGAGACTGGATCAGTTTGAACTTTATCTGGAGTTAACGTCACTCTTGAGAACGGCAATATGCGTTGACCAGGATAACCGTTTACTACTTCTCGAATTTGCATAGTTACTGGAATACCCATATCCTTTGTTGCAAAGAATATATCGACGCTAGTAATAAATGAACCGCCTGTCGATTGTACTAAGAATGTCTGTGCTAATGGATCATACCATCCGCTATCGCGAACTAAACGTTCGTCTGAATAGACTTCAGTAATTTGAGATTCAGAAACTTGTTGTGTTGAAATTTCGGCGTTTCTAACTGCATTGATAGTTTTTTGTCTAGTCTCAAGTATACCCTGTGCACGATATTGACCACGGCCTTGAGTAGTGAAGTCTAAAGATCCAGTATTACTATCTGTTAATTTAAATTCTCTAACACCGGTTCTAAAACGAATTGATTCTGTATTAGGGATTTTAAACACACCAGCTACAGAACCATTAAAGTTAGTTACGATGTCATCTGCTTGAGTAGCTACTACTACGCTTCCGCTAACTTGATATTCTGTTCCAGAAATAGAACCTCTTAAGATATCTCCATCTTGGAATGAACCTTTGATATTCATCAAATAAACAGCTTCTGCTGGATTATCATCAGCTGTTTTTTCAACTAATACTGCTACACCAGTTCCAGGAGAAACAGCTTGCGTATTATAAGTTGTAGATCCACGTAGTTTGACAAAGACAACATCGCCTTTATTATATGAAACTTCTGCTTTACCATCAACCTGTCTAGCAAATTCTTCTGCTGCTCCACCAACGTTTGTGTCAGTATCAAATTGATCACCGGTTGCAGGTATTACACTTAAATTAACCTTTGTTGCTGGCGTAACAAATAATGAAATATCTGTATCATCAAAGAACGGGAATAATTTTGTATTTGGTTTTAAACCTTTACAAACAAACAATAAATCTCTAGCTCTAATATATGGAATCAAAGCAGATTGTAATACTCTGTCTTCAAGAACTTGATAATCCACTCTTGCAGTAACAGATGTTTGGATACCTGTACGAGATTGACCAACTTGAGTTGCTTGAGTTTGGAATGTTAGTACACGAGCACCAGCTTCACCACCACCGGCTGCAAGTTCAGCTTGTGTAAATGTGCTGCGATCCATCCAACGTCCACCGCCAAGTCCATAGTCGCGGCTATCAAATCCTCGAGTTACAACTAAACGATCTATATTTCTTGCTTGTCCAACCCAGTTAGTTTCCCATGCACCCCAAACTGTACCTAATGCACCTTCTGCTTCAAGTGCAGTTTGAACCGCTGAAAAATTACCTTCGACATTGTTTACAATATCTGGTCTACGATCTACTTCAAACCATTCGTCTGAAGGAGGATTTAATGACATACTTCCTAAGAAAGTAAAGATAGCAAATGGGTTTACATTCTCTGTGCGAGATGCGAATTGTTGCTTGACCAGTTCTCTTTCTGTATACGGTAGTGTGATAATATCACCAGTTAGTGCATAACCATCAGCATCACGTGCTGTATTAGATTGATTTGCTTCTAATAAATTAACGTTATCCATTGTATAGAACGGACGTAATTCTTGCAATGTCATATCAATAGAACAACGGTAATCTACTGAAGCAGTATCTCCAAGATCAGAGCCCTTAAAGCTATCGACAATGAAACCGTTCTTGAAGCGATCAAGACCCAATTCATCTTGAATTGTCAATGACTTAGTTTCTTGTTCTAATAATGATAACGCGGTGTAGTATTCTAAGTTTTCAATACGCTTGTCAAGTTTACCAATATCCCGCATCGTGTATCGTTTAGTATCGACAGTTTCAATTTGGATAGAACCTTGAGATGGGAATAATGTGTAAGCTGATATGTGCAACTTAGCAATTAGCATTCCCAAAGATGGATCTTTTGGTTCTTCAGGAGATAAGCTTGCCACTCCATCAACAGAGAAGAACGCACCATCAATATTTAATGCTAACTTATCTGAGCGAGGTAAGTAATAAGAATAACTTGCAGAAGTTTCGAAACCGATTTTAGGAATTTCTGATTGTGATGCACCAGTTCCAGAGAACGATATACCAGTATCTCCAATGCGAGGACGGAAATCCATGACATCAGATAAGGCTACTATGCCTGTTGAAGAGATGTAGTATGGAATCTTATTGTATGGAACTTCACCAGTATATGAATTTACTGTGAAATAATCACCAGCTGTACCAGTACTATGATCGAAGTAGTCAAATATCACCCTAACCGCGCCGCTCGGAACTGGATAACCTTCTTTACGTGTGATAGTTGCAACATCGTAATGAGTATCGCGTTGACCATTATCAAAAGTAAACCAAGATGTGATGTCAGTAGTATCAGCTGGATTAGATGATGCAGCCGTGAAATCTTCAGCCATTCGTATAGTAACTATTCTGTAACCGTCAGCTTTACCCAATGATAAAGTTAATGGCGTTACAGATGCAAGAGTCGCAAAATCCGTTGTCGCATTATCAACAAGAGTCTTTTTCTTTTCTTGTGCTGGAGAACCAGCTTTACGAACAGGAGCTAATAAACTATATGCTTTGCTAGCTGTTAATCCGCTAACTAATACGTCGACTCCGTTATTTTGGAGTGTTATGCCAGTTGGTGATTCGATAGTACCATCTGTTCTATTAACCAAGATATAATCTGTAGTTGTTGCCGCGGGGTTAAATTCTGAACCACTAGTTGTGGGGCTAGTTGCTGAACCAACTGAGAATGTCAATGATGTTTGACCAGAACCAGTTGATGCATCAAAGCGCTGTGTTGTCGTATATGTGGTTGCTTGTTCGTTATCTCCGCTACCACCGCGTGTATTCCTAATGAATGAGTATGCAAGCGGGAATATTAATGGTAAATTGCCTGGCTCGTTGATCTCTGCACCAACTCTAGAATAAACCGCACCAGACACGGTACCGCTAAAGTCTGAATCAATGGTGAGTGTATCACTATCAGTGATTGCTGTAACTCTACGGAATTCATACACTGAAGAAGAGTTAATAGTTCTAATATAATCACCGACTTTTAATTGTGCAGTGAATGCAGTCCCAGAAGAACCGGTAATAGTAGTACTCGAAGCAGATATGAAACCAGAAAGAGTAGTATACTTACCATAAACATCGGCTACGATATTGGTCTTAGTAGTGCCGCTATCATAGAATATCTGTTTTACATCTCGATCAAACGTGTATCCGCTTTCCATCTTAACGTCGAAGATGTATGCTTTATAAACGCCGGTGGTTGTTCCAGGTGTACCAGAATGAAATTCAAATCCACGAAGTCTAGCTGTACCAACTTTTGTACCAGATCCAGCAGTTTGAGGATTGGAGCTAGGCGTTAACTCATTGTGCAAATCAATTTGTTGGAATGTTGAACAATCAACTAATCCCAATACATTTGAAACATACACATAACTACCATATGTTACAGGGATCGCGTCATTTGTTATACGATCAAATGTTCTTGCCTTAGATACCTTTACATACTCAGTTGCGATCTTTTCGATCTCATAACCCTGAACATACGCTTTACCGGGTTCAATGGCGACTGCTACAGCGCTCTCATCTCCGCCTTTTTCTGGCGTCAAATAGCCTCTATTGAAAGGAGGATTTGTTGTATAGTTCCAATCAATGATGCCGTCACTTAAATTTTGATAAGGATCCGTTGCATCAAACAATGTTGATGGTTCAACAGCTCCAGAAATTCCGCCCTTAAGAGCTACGAAGTAATTACCACCAGAAGTTACTATATCTCCGAGTTGATACGTAGTTCCTGGTCCATTCCACTCGCCTCTATCGTTGTTGCGATGTTCACGAACAGCAATCTTAAATGGAGAAACTGTATAATGACCAGATTCATCGAATGTACGCCTAGCTAATGTCTTTGCTAATATTGAGTATTCAGTTTCTGTTACTTTAGATTGTAATACGCCATCTGTAATTCGGATAAGTTCAATGAACGTATCATCTAAAACTGAATCAACTGGTAGTTTAGTTAACGTTAAAAGTATTTGATAACGATGTGCACCAGGAGCATTTTGATTTGGAACTCCATTAGCATTATCTGCTAGCGTTGTATCATCATTAGAATCTACGATATTTTCATCAACATCCAATCCAATTCTATAACTTGGTGTATTGCTATATTTTGAAATAACTAATGTCTGATCTGTAACAAGTGCGAACTGACCTTTTATGAAGTAGATACCTTTTTGAATAGCTGCAACAGTACCTTTACCAATAACTCCTGTACCAGCTTTAATCTGAACTATTCTTTCAACACCCAAAGTAGTAGTAGCTGCATCTGCAACTAATACTTCTCCAGCTACGAAAGCTTTCGTTTCTTTGTCAGTTCCAGAAGATGTGTATCTAACAAATAGAGTTATAGGATCCGTTATTAAAGGATTGGTTTCATTGGGTTCTTCAAGAGTTACAGCTGTAACTTTAGCAGTCACGCCAGAAGTTTGACCAGTTATTGTAGAACCAATTAATTCTTCTACAATAGTATTAATGTCTATACCATTAGTTTCATTCTCGATCTTTATATAAGTTATATTTGTATCAACAGAAGATTGGCCGGGAATCACCATCGCGCCTTCTTTGAACAAGTGCAAACCTACACGCTCTACTTGAGTTTGTAAGTATGTTTGAAGTTGATTTAACTCCCTTACTTGTAAGGAAACGGCAGGTCTAAATAATACGCGAAGGTATCTCTTTGCCTCATCATAATCATCATAATATGGTGCTTGAGAAAAGATCTTTAATGACATATTTTAAAAGCCTTAATTTGAATTATAGTTCTAGTACTAACTTGAT